TCAATGAAGCAAATGTTATTCCAAGTGGAGTTGCCACTTTATCTGGAGCATCAACTTATGTTGGAAACGCAGCTGTTCAGTCAGCCGTTTACACAGTTTCAGTAGAGGTTTTTCAAGCAAGACTTGCAGGTGGTGGACAAATCGAAGGCGTTGATTTTACCGCTACACCTTTCAGAATGGGTCGCTCATTATTTAATAAATGCGTAGGATTATTAGGCAGTTATATGGATACTGAAAGTCTGTGTCAATAAATGCCACCATCCACAATTCTTTCATCAGTTAGACAACCACTTGCCACAGCTTTGGCTGGCGTTGCAGGAAATGTTTATGCTTTTGTGCCAGAAACAGTTATTCCGCCAGCAGTTGTGTGCGTTCCGCAATCACCATATCTTGAAATTGAAACAATTGGCAAGTCAGTAATTCGCTGTCGTGTGAATATGACAATCACAGCAGCAGTTGCCTATAACAGCAATCCTGCATCTTTGGATAATTTAGAGCAACTAATCATGAGCATTCTGGCAGTTATCCCTAGTGGATATGTTGTCGGATCGGTCGATAGACCAACAGTTACACAAGTTGGAGCATCAAATTTATTGATCTCTGATATAACAGTATCAACCTATTATCAACAAACAACCTAAGGAGCGGAAATGGCTACCACAGTAATTACTGGTCGGGATGTTACCTTTACCATCGGTGGTAACACATTCGACGCACAAGCTACAAGTGCAACTTTGACTGGCGAAATGGATCGTCAGACATACGAAACACTTGATGGAAAAGTCTATAAAGTTATAGACAACAATTTCACATTTGATGTTGAAATGTTGGCAGATTGGGGCGCAACTGGATCTCTATGCGAGATTTTATGGGGCGTTGCCGAGTCAGCACCAAACACCGGAATCAATACAGTTATGACAGCTGCATCAGGCGCAACATTCACATTCCAAGTTTTGCCAGTATGGCCATCAGCTGGTGGAACATCACCAGATGCACAAACAGTTTCTCTATCATTCCAAGTAATTGGCGTGCCAGCAGAATCATTTAGCTAAAAAATAAAACGGGAGCAAACAAATGAAATTAGCAATTACAATTACATATAACTCAGGCGATGAAGCAACTTACACAGCCCAACCGCCTGAGTGGGCTAAGTGGGAGCAGAAAACAGGAAACATTATCAGCCAAGCATCTGAAAAGATCGGTGTTAGTGATTTAATGTTTTTGGCTTATCACGCACATAAGAGAGAAGCAGCTGGTAAGGCTGTCAAACCTTATGAAACTTGGATGGAAACTGTTGCCGATATTCAAGTCGGTGATGCAAACCCAAAAGTCATCCAGTAGGAAGCCTAAGTCGATTATTGGTGCAGTTGTCAATGGCAACTCAAATTCCAATGAGCGAATGGGTTGATGGATCGGATGTTTTAACAGCGTTAGAGATATTGGAGGATAGGCATAAGAAATGACCCAACCTTCAATCGTCTATGACAAAAAAGAATTAAATCAATTTGCTAAAGTTATTAGAAACATGGGCGATATTGCCAAAGAGGAAACTGCTAAGCGAGTTGGTGCGTTAGCTCAAAGAGAGCTTGACGAAATTCGCCGTATTGCTTCATCAAGAGGCAAAGTTGCAGATCGTATCGCTCAAGGTGGAAAAATTAGCAAATCATCTGTATTAGGTGAGATTAAATTTGGCTTTGCTAGTCAAAAATTCTCAGGTGGTGCAACTACTCAATTCAACACTAGAAACGATCCTAAAGGTAGCCGTCTAGGTATTGGTGCAGCTCATGAGTTTGGATCTAAGAATTACCCACAATTTCCAAGATGGTCTGGGCCAATGTCTAAAGGGCCAGGATCTAGGGGCTGGTTTATTTACCCAACAATTAGACATTTACAGCCTACAATTATCAAAGAGTTTGAGGAAATCATTTTAGAAATAAGAAATGAGTTTGTAAATGGCTAGTAATAGCAGAACATTAACTTTAGCTTTAGCAGCCGATATCGATGGCTTGCGTAATGGCTTAAAAGATGCTGAAAAGGTTGTAGATAACTCAGCAGAGTCAATTAGAGAATTTGGCAAGAAAGCAGCGTTGGCTTTTGCAGCTGTTGGTGCAGCAGCTGCCGCATTTGCAGTATCAGCAGTCAAAGCAGCAGCTGAGGATGAAAAGGCTCGTAAGAATTTAGAGCAAGTTATTAGATCAAGCACTAAAGCAACTGAGCAACAAATTGCAGGAATTGATAAATACATAACCGCTCAATCTATTGCTACTGCAACGACTGATGATGTTTTAAGACCTGCATTTTCAAGACTTATTAGATCTACCCAAGATGTAACTAAAGCCCAAGAATTATTAACACTTGCTCAAGAAATTAGCGTTGCCACAGGCAAGCCATTAGAAGCCGTTACAAACGCCTTAGGAAGGGCTTATGACGGATCAAATACCGCTTTAGGTAAGTTAGGGCTAGGAATAGATGCAACCACTCTTAAAACCAAATCTTTTGATGAAATTACGCAACAACTAGCCCAAACATACAATGGGTTTATTGCTAATGAAGCAACTAATGCTGAATTTAAGTTTAAACAATTATCTATCGCTGTCGATGAAACTAAAGAGCAAATTGGTGCAGCTTTATTGCCTATTGTTAAAGAATTAGCAGATTATTTACTAGCCACAGCCGTGCCTTTAATTCAAGCATTTGCTGCTGGATTTTCAGGCGAGGATGGTGTTACTGCAGGAATAACTGAAGCAACTGAAGGTGCATTCAAATTTGGAGAACAAGTAAAAGAAACGCTTAAATTTATTGTAAGCATCAAAGATGAGCTGATTGTGTTGGGCGCAATTATAACTGGAGTATTTGTTGCCAATAAAATTGCTGCTTTTGTTACTGCAATCATGACTTTAGTAACTGCTATGAAAGCATTAAGAACTGCTGCTGCTGGCGCTGCTGTTGCTACTGCATTTGCAACCGGTGGTGCATCTGTTGGAACTGCTGCTGCTGCATTAGCAGCTGTTGCTGCAACTTATGGGTTAAGTCAATTAGCAGGTGGTGGAGATTTAGGTGGATCAGCAGTTTCAAATTATGCTCCATCAACTGGCAGTTTTGGTGGTGGCGGTATGGGTCAAGTATTAAACATTAATGTTACAGGTGCTTTAGATCCAGAGGGAACTGCTAGAGCTGTTGCAAAAGCCGTAAATGAAAGTGCAGCTAGATCAACCGGCGCAATTGATTATTACGCTGTTAGACAAAAAGTCGGCTAATGTCAGATTTTAGTCCTGATTGGAAATTAACTGTCGGTGGCGTTGATTATACTGACATCGCTATTTCAGATGTTCAGCATCAAGCAGGTAGATCTGACATTTACCAACAATCACTCCCATCTTATATTCAAGTTACTTTAGTTGCCTTAAATGGTCAAACATTACCTTTTGATATAAATAACAGTTTAGATTTACAGGTCAAAGATAGTTCAGGAACTTATGTCAGCCTATTTGGTGGCGATCTAACTGATGTAACAGTTCAGGTCAGAAATACTGGAGCAGCAGCCACAGTAGTTGAATACACATTAATTGCTATGGGATCTTTAGCAAAACTTGCAAAAGAAATTTGGGATGACAATATTTCGCAAGATGAAGATGGCAATCAGATCTACACAATCCTTTCCAGCGTATTGCTTGGATCTTGGAATGATGTGCCAGCAGCTTCACAATGGTCAACTTACAATGCAACTGAAACTTGGGAAAATGCTCAAAATTTAGGACTTGGCGATATTGATCAACCAGGCCTTTACACAATGACCGCACAATCAACTACAGTTGATACGATTTACAATGTTGTTTCTGATATTGCTAACTCAGCTTTTGGTTATATTTTTGAAGCCAACAATGGAGATATTGGTTATGCAGATGCAGACCATCGCAGAGATTATTTAATTAACAATGGTTATGTTGAATTAGATGCCGGGCATGCTTTAGGTGCTGGCTTATCAACAATTATGCGCTCAGGTGATGTTAGAAATGACATATACATAAATTATGGCAATAACTTCAATTCACAAGTTACATCTACTGATGCCAACTCAATTGCCTTATATGGCTATAAAGCTCAAACCATCAATTCTAGGGTTCAAGGTGCTGTAGATGCTCAAGCTATTGCTGATCGCTATATTGATCAAAGAGCCTACCCACAGCCAGCATTCCAATCTATAACATTCCCAATAACTAACTCAGAAATTGATAACGCTGATCGTGATGATCTATTAGGCGTGTTTATGGGAATGCCCGTTGATATTAGAAATCTGCCAAGCCAAATATCAGGTGGCACATTTCAAGGATATGTTGAGGGTTGGTCATGGAGCACACGATTTAATGAGCTGTTTTTAACAATCAATGTTTCACCAACTGCATTCAGTCAAGTGGCGATGCGTTGGAATACCACGCCAATAACAGAGGCTTGGAACACAATAGACCCAACATTAACTTGGGAATACGCTACAATAGTCGCATGAGGATAGGATAAAATGGCAACCACTACCAATTATAGCTGGACTACTCCAGATGACACCGCGCTAGTAAAAGACGGCGCAGCAGCAATTAGATCACTTGGAACTGCAATTGACAGCACAGTATTTACAAATGCTGGTGCAGCTGTTACCAAAGCAACTGTTGATGCAAAAGGTGATTTGATTGCTGGAACTGCTGACAACACAATTGCAAGATTAGCTGTTGGCGCAAACGACACAATTTTAACTGCCGACAGTTCAACCGCAACAGGATTAAAATGGGCTGCCCCAGCAGCATCAGGTGGCATTACTTTAATTACAGAAACAACCGCAAGTGCATTATCAAGTTTAACTTTTGGTTCAATTCCATCAACTTACAAAGAATTATTGTTAGTTTGGGATGGATTGGCTTGTAGTGATGCAAGTACTAGATTTGAAATTAGATTAAATAATAATAGCGGAACTGTTTATTTCAATAAATTATTTTCATTTACAGCATCAGGTACATTAACAACAAACTCTGGAACCGCTTTAGGTGCGAATGAAAATGCAACTATGGCTATGGTAAATACTAACCCGTCAAGCTTGGACCAAAGATGGGCAGGAACTTTACGCATTTACAATTATTCAAGTGCTACTAAAAAGAAAAGATACGATTATCAAACTGCTGGTTATAATAACTCTACAGGCGCACCAAGAGGCGGAAGCATTATAGGAACTTTTGATAGCACCACCGCTATATCATCAATAGATATTTTTCGTGGAAATGGTTCAGGCACATTTTCAAATGCTACAGACACTTCTATTAGATTGTATGGTATCTCATAATGACTAAATTAATTATTGATTGCACAACAGGCGAAACAGTAGAGCGTGAATTAAACAAGGCTGAAAAAGATCAACAAAAAATTGATGAGGCTAATGCTCTTGCAGCCGAAGCAGTACGCCAAGCCGAAGCCGAAGCAAAGGCAACTGCTAAACAAGCAATTCTTGATCGTCTTGGTATTACTGCTGATGAAGCAAAATTGTTACTTGGCTAATGAAGCCTTGGTTATCTAAAGCTGCTGATACTTTACGCGATCAAGTAAATGATACTTTCGTGGATCGCAGCAGGAAAGCTGATGGATGGATCGGTGATCTTAAGCATCAATCAAGGAAGTCCGACCATAACCCAAGACCATCAGGTGAAATATGCGCGATCGATATTGACGCTGGCTTATCTGACGAACAAGGGATTAGTCATGCTCTGGCAGATCAGCTTCGACTCACAGCAAAAAAAGATAAGCGTATTTCTTACATAATCCATGCTGGTAAAATATGTTCAGGTAAATCGCTTTGGCGTTGGATTAAGTATCGGGGCATCAATCCACACCATAAGCACATCCATATAAGTTTTAAGCCAAATCAAAATGGCGACAAGTTCGACATCCCACTACTGAAAGGCAACTAATGAAACTATCTAAAAAACACAAAGCAGCAATTAAGTCATATTTGAGAGCTGTAGCAGCTAGTGGAATAACAGTTGCCTTAGCAATCGTGGCTGACATTCATCCAGCCTATGCAACATTACTTGGTGCGTTAGTTGCGCCTATTGTTAAAGCAGTTGATCCAAAATCGGGGAGTGAAGCGGATTATGGTCTTAGCGAAAAATGACACCGAACGAATGGGTCGCTTTTGGCGTTGGCGTTTGCAGTATCGCAACCGCTTTATTACTGGCTCTACGATGGGTTATTAAAAGTTTCTTAAGCGAACTTAAACCAAATTCAGGCAGCTCAATCAAAGATGCCATTAACCGAATTGATGATAGAAGTTCACGACTTGAACAGCGTGTTGATGAACTGTTTATATTAATCAGTAAGCGATAATTTTGCTATGGCGAACACACGGAAACACACTAAACGCAAAAAAGTAAACCGGAGAGTAGTTCGCCACACTCCTGAGCCTTTAAGTAAATTAGAGGTTTTCTATATTGCAAAACATGAAATGTTTAGAGCTGCACGCAAGGCTGGATTTAGTGAGTCCTGTGCGCTTTATTTAATGGATAATCCTGAATCAATGCCTGATTGGATCGTGGGCGACAAAGGAATAATCCCAACTATTCCAACTCCAGATGAGGATGACGATTAAAGCCAATCGTAGGTATTTAGTAACGCCAGATTTACAAATTCCATTGCACCATCCAAGAGCTGTTGCCAATCTGATTAAGATGGTAAAGCATGAGAAGTTTGATTATGTATTAAATGTCGGAGATGAAATGGATCTCGGCAGTCAGTCGCGTTGGGCAAAAAATACCAAGTTAGAGTTTGCTGAAACACTTGATGAGGAAAGAAAACTAGGCCAAGAGATTCTTTACGATCTAGGCACTACAGATATTGTTAGATCAAATCACACAGATAGAATTTATCAAACCTTGCTTAAAGGTGCGCCATCACTTATTGGATTGCCAGAATTGGAATATTCCAAGTTCATGGACTTTGCTGGTTTAGGTATTAGATTCCATAAAAGAGCTTATGAGTTTGAAAAGGGCTGGCACTTGGCTCATGGGGATGAAGGCAACATGTCTAAGCATGCCGGTATAACAGGCCTTAATTTGGCCAAGAAATGGCATTCTAGCGTGGTTTGTGGGCACTCGCATAGGCAGGGTGCAGTCCGACACCAAACTGGCTTAAACGGCCGTTATTCAACGATTTGGGGTATAGAAGCCGGTCATCTCATGGACATGCGCAAGGCTAGTTACCTAAAATATAACTCAGCCGATTGGAACATGGGCTTTACAGTCCTAAGTTTTGGCAAGAAAGGCCATCAAGTAGAGCTGATACCAGTCAATCATGATGGATCATTTACCTACAATCGAAGGACTTATGGGGCTTGAAACAGACTATAGGGTTCGCACGATTGATGACCATATCGACGATTTTGAGGATATTAGCGTTATCTAATCGTTATAAAACACGCGCTAAAAGACTATTGCGCTGTCGGTAAATCCAGTCATACTAATCCCAACGCAAACGAATGTTTTGCGGAACGGGAGCAATAATGGAAATCGTTGGAATGTGGTTATTAATTGCCGGAAGCATGGCAGTTGTATGGTGGCTAATAAAGCACACAAATAATGAACACTACGAAAACGGGTATTGGGCTGGTCGTAATGAAGGATGGCGTGCTAGCTTAGATCACCAAGAGCGCATTAGAAAAATGAAGTCAGATCAGGTATTTGATTATGACAAAAACTGAGGATCTGTTAAATGAGGTCATTACTACAATCCAAGAGCGTGGAAGTGTCTATGGACACCCATACTACAATCACAAAAGAATCGCAGGATTGTGGAGTGCATATCTTGATTACCCAATCACACCACACCAAGCTGCTTTATGTATGGCGTTGGTCAAGGTTTCTCGGCTTACTGAAACTCCAGATCACTACGACTCAATTAAAGACTTTGTCGCCTATGGTGCTATCTATAGGACAGTACTCGAAGCAGTCCAAGATCAAGACTTTGAATGGAAGGAATAATGTTTAATTTAGATAATTATGAAACAGTTGAATCAAGATTGGAAAAATGGCATGAGAAATACCCTGATAATCGTATCGAAACTGAACTCATTGAAGCGACTGAAAAGCGGTTCGTTGTATTCGCCAAGATATTTAAGACTGAGGCTGATGCAAAGCCGTGCGCTACTGGTCTTGCTTTTGAGATCATTACGGAAAAGGGTGTTAATTCAACTTCTGCATTGGAGAATTGTGAGACTTCAGCGATCGGTCGTGCGCTCGCAAATGCTGGTTTCGCAGCTAAAGGCAAACGCGCTTCAAGAGAGGAAATGGCTAAGGTAAATAATAATCAGCCAAATGAATACGAAAAGAAATTACAGGAAAGGCGTTATGGTGCGCCGGGATCTAAGTCCGCAGCTGTTGAGGATGCTTTAAGAGCTTCATTTACAGTTGAGAATAAACAGGATGATCCACAGGCTTGGTCGGTTGCTGAGGCAGTTGATGCGATAGGCAGTTCAACACCTAAAGAGCCACCTGCTTGCGAGCATGGTCATATTCTTAAACAAGGTATCTCTAAAACAGGCAAGCCTTATTATGGTTATGTCTGCAAGGGCAAAGTTACCGAACATGCTAAATGGGCAAAGATGACTGCTAATGGCCATTGGTTCTTTGAAGGGATGGAGTAATGGGATACATAGCATTTATTAATGGTAAAGGCATTCAGGTAGTCATGGATGACAAAGGTGTTCATTTAGAGGAATCAGTTATCAAATGCGAGGTTTGCGATGATGATCGAGTATTCAAGGATGGCACATGTTTCAAATGCCACGAATTGATTAATTATGACAAGCCCAACTAGCTTTAAATGTAATGGTTGCAAAAGAGCCACAGAGTTCTTGTGGCTTGATGCCATCGATATGCCAGATGGATTTAAGGTTTATCAGTGCATGGATTGTGGATGTGTTGGGGTCAAGAATGTAGTTGAAGCTTTGCATATACCAGACTCGGATATATGCAGATGTGATAAGTGTGGTGGTTGGAAGTTTGAAGCCGTGGTCTGCCACACTTGCCAATTGATTGGAGCAAAATGAAAGAACGCGATGAGCAATATACGCCTAAATTTATATTTGAAGCGTTAAATGTAGAGTTTGATTTAGATGTTTGTGCTCCTGAAGGTGGAGTTGACTGGATACCTGCAAAAAAACATTACTCATTAAAAGATGATGCGCTCGCGCAGGACTGGCAAGGTTTTGTATGGATGAACCCACCATTCAGCGAAGGTAAACCCTGGCATGACAAGTTTTTACAGCATGGTAATGGGATTTGCTTAGTTCCTATGAGTAAGGCTTATTGGTTTCAAAACTTATGGAATTATGCGGATTGCAGTATTTTAATGCCAACACCACATCTTAAATTTGTTCAAACAGATGGTTCTGAAAAGGGCATATTTATACCTTTGGTTTTGGCTGCTTTGGGCGAGAAGGGTCGCAGAGCGTTAGTGAATAGCAATTTGGGTAAGGTGCGCTAATGCCTACCTATGAATACAGCTGCAAAGAATGCGGCACTTTTGGATCTATCCATAGGACTTACAAAGAGGATGATGGGGGTATGAATTGTCCGAGATGTAAAACTGCTATGGCAAGAGTTTATTCAGCTCCGGGCATTTCATTTAAGGGTGAAGGATGGGCTGGTAAAACTAAATGAAATTTGCTTATGCTGATCCACCATACTTTAAGCAAGGCAAGAAACATTATGGCAAATTGCACGATGAGGCTGAAGTCTGGGATGGTAAACAAGCGCATTGGGATCTTATTGATAAGTTAATGACTGAATATCCTGATGGATGGGCATTATCATGTAATCCTGCCGATTTATCATGGATGATCAAATATAATGATATTCGCATTTGTGCATGGACTAAAACATTCCATCAAATTAGGCCAGTGACTAATCAATATGCTTGGGAAGCTGTTTTGCTTTATGGTGGGCGCACAGTCTATAAAAGAAAGCCTATGGTAAGAGATTGGCTCAGCTGCTCTATTGCTATGAAAAAGGGATTAACTGGCGCTAAACCTTTACAATTCAATTTATGGATATTGGACTTATTAAACTATCAAGAAGGAGATCAGTTAGATGACCTATTTCCAGGTAGTAATGGCATGGCTGAGGCATTGGCAAAAAGAAATGAGTGAGGCAGGATATGATCAGACTTGGAATGAAACAGATGACTTACGCATTACGACATGCCGTCTGACCTGCGGTTTTGTTAGATGATTTGGAGGCGTATGCTACCCTTAAACGCAAATTCGCTTTCAGAGCGAAAGGGCGATCTGCGAAGCAGAAAGATCGCAAGGTTTGGTTTGGTGATATCTCTGTCCTTAGGCCTGACAATAGCCTTTCAAGAGAATGATTCCGTAGCTCTTAAACCTAAAACTACACACTTCAAGCAATACGCATTCATACAGTTAAACCATGATTTCAAAGAGTTCTATTGTCTTGATGAGTTATGGTATAGAGAAAGTAGATGGGATCATAAAGCTAAGAACAAAAGATCAAGTGCTTATGGTATTCCACAGATATTAGGATTAAAAGAAACTGATCCGTTCAAGCAAATAGACAAAGGACTACGCTATATTGAGCACAGACATTCAGGCTCTCCTTGTCAGGCGCTCGCACACCATAAGGCTAAAGGCTGGTATTAGTGAATAGATCAGCATTAAGGGATAGTGGTAGCACTAGACAATGGCGTAATATAAGAGAGCGAATACTTAGACGCGATCAGTTTATATGCCAGTATTGTGGACAAGAAGCCAATACAGTAGATCATGTAATACCTAGACGCTTAGGCGGATTAGATAGTGATGATAATTTAGTTGCAAGTTGTCGTAGATGTAATTTATCGAAGGGTGGGCGTTTTTTTGTGAGCAAGAGAACACCACCG